CAAATTAACGAGGAGGGCTCACTATGGCGATTAGCGACTCGTATCTCGCGAGCGTCCGCCTATCCGTGAGAAATACCTCTACCGCGTTCGACAGCGAAATAACCGACCTCATTAACGCCGCCCGAGCCGACCTTGTGCTCGGCGGCGTTCGTGAGGATAAGGCGAACGACGAAAGCGACCCGCTTATCTTGCGGGCCGTGCAGACGTATGTAAAGGCCGAGTTTGGACTCGATAACCCGGACGCGGACAAGTACCGCGCCGCGTATAAAGAGCTCCGAAACGGCCTCACGCTCTCCGATAGCTATATCAAGAGCGCGGAGGAGGGATAACTCATGTATTGGCGCGACGTTGTAACACTTCGAGCTGTTACCGACGGCAAAGACGCAGACGGATACCCGAAAGAGGTCGTCAAGGATACGGAGGTTTTCGCCGACGTGACATCGACCAAACGGAGCGAGTTTTACGCCGCAAAGCAAAGCGGTATTGACCTCGCTATAACGGTAAAAGTCCGGGCTTGCGACTACGCCGGACAAGAGCGGCTCCTATTTGACGGCACAGAGTACAAAGTCGAGCGGGCCTATACCGAGCGGCGCGAGTATTACGAGCTTAATTGCTCGGTATTTAGGAGGGCGAGCGTATGAGCGTAAACGCTATTTTGACGGGTGCGCTTGATAGCTTACTCCCGACCGCCGCCGAGCTCTACAAGGGTGACGCGACCGAGTACATCGTTTTCAATGCGACCGAGCTCCCCGACGATTTCGCCGACGACGACGCGCAACACTACCGTTATCTCGTCCAAGTCCATTTATACACGCCGTATGAGAAAAATACGCTCGCGTATAGACGGGAGATTACCCGGAGGCTCCTCGCCTCCGGCTTTACTCGTCCGACGGTCACTCCGGCGCACGACGCGACCGGGCAACACTTCGTTTTCGAGTGTGAGTATGCGGAGGCGGTCGACGATGGCTAATTTGTCGACGAGCGGACTCGAGGAGTTGCTCGACGACCTCGAGGCTATCGCAGAAATCCCCGACGAAACGCTCCTCGAAATGCTGACGGCGGAGGCGGAAATAATCGCCGAGGCACAAACGGCAGAGGCTAAAGCTATGGGCGTTTACGATACGGGCAAGACCGCGCAGAGCATTACCTACGACAAAAAGCTCAAGGAAACATCGGACGGGAAATGTATCTACGTTTACCCGAAAGGCTCCCGGAGCGACGGTAACAAGCGGCGCGTCGCGGAGGTCGCCTTTATCAATGAGTTTGGTAAAGAGGGACAGGCCGCGAGGCCGTTTATCAAAACGGCAAACGAGAAAAAGGGGGCCGAGGCTGTGGAGGCGGCGGCTCTCGTTCTCGACAAGTTTCACAAATCAAAAAATCTTTAGGAGGTTTAATCTATGGCACAGTTTGGCGCAAAGCGTCCCCGTTTTGCTCCCGTGGTGGATACTCCCGCCGGAGCACTTCCTACTTATGACGCTGAAAAGGTCGTCACTATCGGCAAGCTCGTAAAAGCCGACCTCTCCGTAACTAACGCCTCCGGCGAACTGTACGCCGACGACGCTCTCGCGGAAAAGGTCGATATGTTCGCCTCCGGCGTTCTTGCTTTGGAGACTGACGATAAGACCGACGAGGTACACGCCGCAATCCACGGCGCGACCAAAGATACTGAGTCCGGCGAGGTTACGGACTCTGATAGCGATAACGCTCCTCGCGGCGGCGTAGTCTACTACAAGGTGATTATCCGCAACGGCGTTCGCTACTACAAGGGCGTATTTCTGCCTTTGTGCAAGGCTATTCTCGGCAACGACAGCGCGGCGACCAAAGGCTCCTCTATTACCTTTGGCACGTCTGCGACTTCCTTTACCGTTTTCCGTTGCGACTCCGGCGCATGGAGAATTACGAAAGAGTTTACCGGGGAGGGCGCGGAGGCGAATTGTATCGCATGGTGCGATAGCAAGCTCGCCGGAGCCGCAACTTAATACACGACAAAACGGGGGGCGAGGGTTAAAACTCGCCTCCCGCTTTGGTGATTGGAGGGCAAAACATGAAAGCGGCAAAAATCACGGTCGGCGGCGTTGTGTACTTCCTCGTATTCGACGGCGAGGCCATGTTTACTATACGAGATATTTACGGCGGTACAAAGCTCCTCCTCGAGACTATCGAACAGGATACCCGGGAGAGCTTCGCGGAAACGTGCAAAGCCGCCGCTATCCTTGCGGAGCGGGGCGAACTTATCCGCCGACGGTTGGGATATGAGCCCGGGAAAATACCCGAGAGCGACGATTTCGCGCTCTTTACGCCTCCCTCCGAAATCGTCGGACTCAAGAATACCGTTATCAAGGCAATCTCTCTCGGCTATGGTCGAGAGGTAACGCCGCCCGGCGGCGGAGAGGTCGACGAGGGCCTCGAGGAACTTAATCAAAAAAAAACACCATGAGGCGAGCGGACTATTACCGCATCGCCTCTCTTTGTGGCATTTCCCCGGCGGAGGCGTTATTTATGCCGCCCGGCGAGGTTTTCGACGTGTGGGAGCTCTATTTACAGGCCCACGGCAAAAGACATAACGAGGAGGGCGACTAATGGCGACTCGTACAATAGCGACAAAGTTAGCGGTCGAGGGCGAGGCCGAATATAAAAAGTCGCTCAAAAATATTAACTCCGAAATTGGTACTCTGAAATCCGAGCTAAAACTCGTAGAGTCCGAGTTTGCGGGGCAGGCCAACAGCTACGAGGCCCTCTCCAAAAAGGGAGAAGTCCTCGAAAAAATGTACGCACAACAGAGCCAAAAGCTCGAGGCGCATACAAAAGCTCTTGAGGCCGCGAAAGAGGCTCAAAAGACCTACGACGACCGCATAGACGCGGCGAAACGTGAAATCGAGGAATACGAGGCCGCTCTCGCCGCTCTCGCCGAGGAGTCCGGCGACACTTCCGAGAAACAGGCCGAATTAACAAAGAATATTGAGGACACAAAGGCGGCTCTCGAGAAAAATCAACAGCATTATGAGCAAGCGACCCGCCTTGCTAATTCCTATCAAACGCAGATTAACGGAGCACAGGCAGAGCTAAACAAGCTCGATACCGAGCTCAAGAAAAACGGGCAATATCTCGACGAGGCAAAGAATAGCTCCGACGGGTGCGCGGAGTCTATCGACGAGTACGGGAAAGAAGTCAAAAAAGCGTCGGAGGAAACCGACGGCTTTAGCGACAAGCTCGGAAACGGCCTCGTTAAAGGCGCGAAAGCCGCCGCCGTCGCTCTTGCGGCGGTCGGTACGGCGGCGGTCGCCGGAGTAAAGCTCCTCCTCGATTTGGAGGAGTCTACGGAGGAGTACCGTATCGCTCAAGGCAAACTCAACACGGCTTTTGAGGCGGCGGGCTTCTCCACCGACACAGCGAGCGAGGCGTATAAATCCTTTTACGGCATTTTGGGAGATACCGATAACGCTACCGAGTCGGCGCAGCTTTTAGCACAGCTCGCGACCTCCGAAAAGGACGTTGCTACATGGGCCGACATAGCCGCGGGCGTTACGGGTACATTTGGCGACGCACTCCCGATAAACTCGCTCGTCGAGGCCGCAAATGAGACGGCAAAGGTCGGAACGGTAACGGGCGCTCTCGCCGACGCTTTGAACTGGGTCGGTATTTCCGAGGACGAGTTTAACGAGAAACTCGCCGCTTGCGCCTCCGAGGAGGAGCGGACGGCCCTCATTACCGAGACACTCGCTCAAACCTACGAGGGCGCGACCGAGGCTTTCAAAAAGAACAATGAGACGATTATCGCCGCAAACCTCGCACAAGCCGAGCTCGACGACACGCTCGCCCGACTCGGCGGCACGGTCGCAGACGTAAAGAACGAGCTTATCGCGGAGTTTGCCCCGGCAATCGCTGACGTTGTGGACGCTTTCGTCGACTTGCTCGAGGGCGCGGAGGACGCGGAGGACGCCGACGAAGGCGCCGAAGGAGCCTCCGAAGGGGTCGCCGCTGAAAGGTCGGCCAACGCTGAGCCGCAACCTTCCGATGGATCGCAGGCCGCTGCACCCAAGAAGGTTCGTCGTGTTGTTAAAAAGAAGGTCGCCCCGCAAGTCAAAGACACTGATCGCTAAAGTGAAGCGGTACGGTTGGCCATGCACTGGGGAGAAGAGCCGGAACTGTGTGCTGAAGCCGGAATCCTGCATGATATCACAAAAAAACTGAACGAAGGTGCACATAAGTGTCTTAAAATGATTCAAGACTGCGATTTCGTCGTTCTGAAAGAAAAATCCCCTTCCTGCGGTGTACATCTGATCTATGACGGAACCTTT